GACCAGCCAACCGTTTTCAGTGTCGGCGATTCGTTGTGCGGTGTAAAGTGATGCCATGAAAGTTTTCCTTAGATGAAGTTAACAAAAAATATACTAACGCCCAATCGATTTTCTAAGTAAAGTGTGCCATCGACTCCACCTACGAATAAAGTAGCGTGGGAATCAGAGCCTGTGGTTCCAGTAGGCGGCCCGGCTGTACTTGTCTCAAATGCGCTGCCAAGGTCTATCCCAGTAGCAACAGGTGAACTGTTCCAGTCTGCATAAAGAAATCCACGACAGTTGGCATTTGGAAATGTCTCATCACCACCTTCTACAACTGTAACGTATCCGCAACCTGCTCTTGGTGGTGTAATTGTAGCAAAAGCATCACTAGCAATAACTACTCTAATAGCACCAAGTTTGTTGCCGTTTAATGTAATAAAGCCTGAGTTGACAGTGACACGGCCCGAGCTGTTGATCGTCATCCGCTCCGTAACGCTCGACGCACCATCGGCAGTAGTGAAGAACGTTAATTTCGCGGGGCCATCGTCCGTGGCCCATGTTCCATCAGCAGATGCCGCAATCCGGGCGCCTTCAATAAACTTAGTTCCATCAGACCCGTTAAATCGCACGTTTCCAAGAACATCGCTGGACCCTATTGCTGGGGAATATGTTCCAACAGTTCCACTGTCTGACCGACACAAAGATAAACTTGCGCCCACATTCGTCCCTGTTGACCAACTTGTGACCATGCACTGGGCAGCGTTGGGATTGGTCGAATGTGTTTGCAACAACGGCGCATTTATGGTGGAAGTTGGGGTGAAATACGCAGTAGCCGTGCCCACTAAGAGCCTGCCCGTGCTGTCGATTCGCACGCGCTCGGAGCCTTTAATGTTAAATATACAGGAAGGTGCAGATGTCGCGCTGTTTAAATCAACATCAAATGCAAGATTTCCTACACTAGAATCAGCGTTTATACGATGATTAACACCTGTATCGGTATCGGTAAGAGTAAATCTTGGACTAGATGAAGCAATATGCAAGGAAGATGCTGGATTGGTCGTGCCGATGCCGACGTCGCCGTTGGCCTCGATTATCATTCGCTGAACTAAACCGTGATCAGTACCGTTGGCCGTCGTAGCCGTCCAGAAATTTAGGTCCATCCCTCTTTTGTTATCAGCTGTATATGAGGTAGCTGCCGTAGCATTAATAGCAGCGCCGAACTTAGGGTTTGTTGTTGTAAATGCTGAGTCAGTAGATCCAAAGTTAATTGAAGGTGTATATTTGGCTGTGGTATTCATTGAAGCAGCAGTCAGACTAATACTTGCTTCGTCTGGGTCAAACGTGTTTCTTCCGTTTGATATACTAGTTAGTCTGATTTTTGCTGTAACATTGGTCCCCGAAACCTCTAACTTTGCATCCGGACTAGTCGTGCCGATGCCGACGTCGCCGTCGTGGGCAATACGCAGACGTTCAGTTAAAGCCTGCCCACTTGTATTAGTTGTTGTCCAAAATGTAAGAGCCTGCGCTGCTCCGGATGTATCTTCAATAGTGTTTGCAATCTTTGATCGAACACCAATACCAGGACCACTAGGATCTGCAGAGAAAAACTCAAGCCCACTACTGTCGGTATTGGCGGTCCAACCCCCGCTGTAACCATCAGTAAAACGGAGGAAGGGACCGGCAACGCTGCCAGTTGCGTTGGCCTGGAGATCAAGGATTTGATCAGGGGTGCTAGACCCGATGCCGACGTTGCCGTTGGCATCGATACGAACTTTCTCCGATGCGTCAACTACAAAACGGAAGTTTCCAGATTCTCTATTTACTAAGTATGTGTCACCACCACCGTGTTGAATAAGAGTACCGTCAGTTGCAGCAGTGCCTGCAGCAGTATCAGCAATTTGTAGGGTAGGGAAACTAGCACCAAATATCGTTAGATTCCTGCCTGGGATATCTGTGCCGATGCCGACGTTACCCGTATTGTCAATTCTTACTCTTTCAGCACCTCCCGTACTAAACCCTATTTCATTTGCAGTTGGATTATAAATACCTGTATCTGGATCAAGCGCAAAAGCAATAGAAGGTAGTGTTTCAGTGCCAGCATCAAAAAGACCTGTGATACCAGATATAACTACACCACTGGCATTAATATCACCAGATACATTTAAATTACCATTAATTGTGGCATTGCCTTCTATTATTACGTTACCACTAAAAGTAGGATTATTTATCAAGCCAGATACGTAGGCAGTCGCATTGCCTTCATTGGGCACAACTCCAGTGGTGTAAGTAATATAATCAACGCGAGCTTCGCCGTACTGAGGAGCCATTTCTTTACCTTGCGCTTAACACATATAAATGTATTCTACTTTAAATATTCCAAATCGTTAAGACATGTCGTCCTGCGCTGTTTCCAGTTCCAGATTCAATTGTCCAGCCTCGTTTACCATTGACTGTTGCAGCAATCATTTCACCGGATGGGTTATAAAAACCAGTATTTAAATCACCTGTAAAAGTAATACCTGGTTCAGTTTGAGTGCCCCAGGGGAATTCAGCTTGGCCTGAGAGTACTATAAAATCAGAGTGTGAAGTAACTGTTCCGCTAACAGTGACATCACCTCCGACATTTACTCCACTTGTGACAAAAGCATTTCCACTGACGCTTAAATCTGCGTCAATAATAATTTGATTATCAACTAATAAATTACCAAAGTGTCCAGTAGTTGTTGAAATATTTGTACCAGTAATTGTTACACCGGTTAACTGAGTAAATGTACCGTTAGTGCCTAGGAAGTTTTCACCAGTAATAGTGATTCCCGTGACATTTGTATAATTTAAATTTGTACCACTAACCGTAATAGCTTTTAAATCAACAAAGTTACCTGAAGTAAAGTTTGCAGCATTACCTGTAACTGTTGTAAAGATACCAGTAATAGCAGTAATATTTCCACTGACAATAACATTGTCATCAACAATGACTTGACCAGAAACAAATAGGTCACCACTTACAACTAGTCCACTTAAAATATTTAATTCATCAAAAGTTGTTGTCCCACTTACGTCTAGATTCCCTGAAATAATTACGTTGCCATCAACATCTAGATCGTTAGTAAATAAGCCACTAGCTGCATAAATATATTCAATACCACTAATAGTAGTATCACCATCGCCTGTAATATTGCCACTGACGATAGAGAAATCACCGCTCAGGCTCAGGTCTCCACTTAGTTCTGTTGTTCCTTTAACAACTAAACCACTAGTGACATCAAGGTTTCCAGTTGCCGTAATGTCGTGTGCTTGTAGATCACCCGTAATCGTGGCAGTTTGAGAGACTACTAAGACATCAAAGAAACCATCTGTACCACTAATGGTAGGTGCAGAAACAAAAGTGTCAAAAGTACCACTGGTTCCTGTGATTGTTGTACCAGAAATTAATCCAGTGACAGACAAATCACCACCAATAAAACCTGATCCGTTGAGGAACAAGTTTTCAACAATGGTAAAGCTTCCACTAACCGTTTGGTCCCCGGAGAAACTTAAGTTAGTTGCGTTTAATGTATCTACGTTAATTAAATCAGCATTAATGGTATCTCCAGTGATTGTGGTTCCAGAGATATAAGAAAAATCTCCGCTGATTGCAGTGATTTCATCAACAATCAAATCACCTGTGATATTTAAATTACCTGTGATTGTTAAATCATTCTGTATAAATACATCAGTAAAAGTTGCTACAATACCTGTAACAGTCTCCCCATAAAAACCGCTAGCTACTAGCTGATTAAAGCTACCCGAATTTACACGTAAATTAGTACCTGTTGCTTCTGTGAATAAAACCGTGTCACCAGTAATAGTGGCACCTGAAACTGTAGCGAATACACCAAGTATGCCAGTTATATTAGTAAACTGACCGATGTCACCAGTAATGGTGGCTCCTGAAATTGTCCCTGTTGCATTGATATTGTTAGCATTGATATCACCTGTAACGGCGACACCAGAACCTACAAATTCATCAACGATCAGATAATCAAAATAACCACTGACAGCATCAATGCCACGTGTGACGGTCAGGTCAACAACAGTTCCACTTTGTATACCAACATTATCGCCAGTGATTGTGGTGCCGGAAGCATAGTCAAAGTAGCCGCTGGTAAAGTCACTTACCGTACCAGTGGCAATAGTAAAGTTTCCTGAGGTTACCTCAAGATAATCTCCAAGTAAATTCTGAGCATCTACTTGGTTGGTAGTAATATTTCCTGTTACTGAAACATTATTACCGATAAATAAATTTGAATTTATTTCTACGTTTGATTCAAATACACTAGTGCCTGATACCGTTAAGTTTCCACGTAAATCCTGATCTCCATAAATTGAAGCATCACCAGTGACAAGAACATTACCTACGGTAAAAGGATCCGTCTCACCTTGGTTAATGTAATATTGGTCAAGATAAACCCGAAGACCACTAAAATTTAATTTTTTATTACGTAGAGCAGGATCAATCTCAAAAACTGAGACAAGCGTAACTAGGTCTTGATCTACAATGTCAACCGGATTAATAGCCGGGAATTGTGTAATTTTCTTATTTGCCACCCTACTTTAAGCCAAGTCTTATACTTAATTATAAGCTGGCTTATTTATCTTTAATTTCAATCCTTGGTAAAATGTCTGTTGCTAAGGTCCAGATACCTTGAATACCTAGTACACAACCGGTTGTGATTGCAAAAACAATGATAATTTCAGCTATGGTAAGGTTTCGTTTTACATAAATAACTTGAGGTTCGGCTACTGGTTGAGCAAAAGATTGTGGAATAGGAGCCGGCTGTGGTACGGGAGCTTGAACAAATTGTTGCGGTAGTTCACCAGTAGCTTGTCGTTGCGTTACTTGTGCAATTGCATCTTGCAAAGCTTGTTCTCGCATTGCTTGAAAATCTGGCCTATTGAAAATAACCCCAGGTTGCTGAGCTGGTTGTGGTTCAGGTGCAGCTGCTTGGTTGAATTCAGCTGGATTTTGATATCTCGGACCTTCAGGATTTTCGTAGTAATTCCCAGGAGGTTGACTTGCAGGTACTTGCTCTTCCACGGATAAAGTTGTATCTTTGTATGAGTGTAACATTAATCAAGAATGTCTGAGGCAAATAAAGAACTGTTAGCAATTGCTTCCGAACTAAAAGGAATCAGGAATATTCTTGCTTCTATTTGGCACTCTCGTTACTCAAACGATGAAACAGACCAAGTAAGCCCTGAGATTTATGCAGAAGAATACATCTCAACTGAAGAGTGTGCCAAGAGACTTGGTGTTACTGATCAAACAATACGTAATTGGATTTTACAAGGAAAGAAAAAACAAGTAGACCCTAGGTTTAAAGGGTGGATCCAAGGTGTTCATTACATTGTAATTCCGGTAGGGACCAAAAAAGAAATGGTTCGTATCCCATGGAACCAATTGATTTTAAGTTATTCCAAAGGACCAGAGGCGAGCTTGCGTACATTTGATAATGATCGCGGTACAAATCTCTACGAAAACAAGCGCGATTTCTTTGAAAATCTACAAAAAGAAAAAGGATAACCCAAATGAAACATCGTTTTGACACAATTCTGATTGATCTATTAACAATAGATAATTACGAAGCGTATTTGCCCAATAGCCTAAGCCTTCAAGTAGCACCTTTCTTGCCACCTACTGGGTCATTTGATGACGCAACTCTCCGTCGTTACATCCAAATGATTCGTGATTTTGAAATTGAAGACCCAAATAGCAATATGACTTTGGCCAATCGTTTGAGATTGGCTTTTTCAGATATGAATCCAGAAACAATCTGTAGTCGTTTCCCTAATGCTGACTTGCCTTTAAAACGTAGATTGCGTTGTGTTGCCGAGTATCTTATCCGAGCTGGTGAATTATCTAAAATGCGTGACGATAATGGTAAGCTAATAAAAAAACGGGGTGTGTTAGGCAAAATGGTTGTTATTTATGAGCCGTTACCTAAGATGATTACTGTTTTAAACCGCCAAAAACTATTGAGCCATGAGTAGACGCGAAGATTTACTAGCATCAGTCATTGGCAAAGAGATGGATCCAGCCAGTGCCAAGTATGCAGATGCAACTATCAAGCTATTGCTAGGTGATATGGGCGAACAGTCCATTAAATTCTGGGAGACAGAAGGCCCTGGAGTCATGTGCTTTCAGCCAAATAATAGCGAAAGGTCAATGTTCTGGCTAACCTTAAAAGAACTCCACAATGCACAGGAAAACACAGATGGTGAACTCAAAGAAACGTTTAAAAGCATCCTTGAAGCAGCTCAAAAGATCGACCCTGCAGCTGGCGCAGGCTATATTATCAACGACCATCAAGGGATGCGTTACTTTGCAATCGACTATAACCAGGCATCAGAATGACCGTCCGTAGAGGAGACAACCGTCGCGTAGAAGGTTATGAATGGATTTCTAATCGTGACCTTATCGACAGTGCTCATTTACTTATGGGTAACATTGATTTGGATCCTGCTAGTTCAGAGTTTGCCAACAGTCACGTAGGAGCTGATCACTTCTTTACTGCTAAAGATGATCCGATCAATGACGCAGAGTGGTTTGGTAAGGTCTATTGCTTTCATCCACCGGCTTGCCTTTACTACAACAAACGAGAAGCAAGATGGATTCCAACCAGGGGTTTGTCTCCTACTTTGACCTCAGGCTCTGCTATCTGGTGGAAAACTTTAAAGCAACAGTGGTTAAAGGGGAATGTTGAACAAGCTATTTATTTTACCAATTATATTGATCTCGTGATGTATTCACAGGATATCTTTGATCATCCTGTGTGTCTTTTAAAGTCTCGTCCTAAGCTTCTAAGACATTACTTTGGTGAAGAAGAAACTGATTCACGTACCACAGGAGCGAGTGCAGTTATCTACTTACAACCTAAAGATAATATTGAGAAAGCTACTGAAGATTTCTGCAATATCTACGGTGAAAAAGGAAGGATCTTGCTGTAGAGTTGGAGCACTCAAGCAGCAAGCATGTCAGTTTTAAGCGATAAGCAGATCAAAGGGTTTGCAGAAAACGGTATGATTGTACCTTTCCAAAATAAACTGATAAGCAATGAAAACAACACACCAATTTTAAGTTATGGTCTATCGAGCTATGGGTACGATATTCGGTTGTCTCCTAGTCAGTGCCTTCTTTTTGGCGGTGTTCAACACGGTGTATGTGACGCTAAAAACTTTGATCCTGAAATTTTAAAGGAGACCGAATTACATGAAGATGAGAAAGGAAAATACTTCATTATTCCGCCATATGGTTATTGTCTTGGCGTTGCTATGGAACGTCTTTGCCTTCCCAGGGACGTTACAGTTGTTGCGGTTGGGAAGAGTACGTATGCACGTTCAGGCATCCTCGTCAACATTACTCCAGCGGAGGCAGGTTGGGAGGGTCATCTGACGCTAGAGATCAGTAACTGCACTAGCTTGTTTAATAAAATATATGCTAATGAAGGCATCTGCCAGCTCTTGTTTTATCAAGGCGACCCTTGTGATGTGTCTTATCTTGAAAGAAAAGGAAAGTACAACAAACAACCTTATAAAGTTGTTTTGTCAAAAGTGTGATTAGACTGTTAAGTAGGCTTTAGTAATAAAGCTTACTGGTTGACGGTTGTGGTTTATCTGCATAGTTTGTTGAACCAGCCCTGCCAAACTGATCTCCTTCAGTAAACGCAGGCATTTGACCTTCACGATTTCTCCATGGTGCATCGATTTGTCTCTTCTGCTGAAACTTTCCAGCGGAACGTGCTGATTTCAGAAACTTACCAACACGATCTTGCTTGCGTTCGCCTTGAGTGTCCGCAACACGGTCGATCCTACGCTCAGTCTTGTCGAGACGACGCACGTCTACGTCATAAGCTCTCTCAGGATTTAAGTCACTAATACCACTACCTGAGCTGCCTATTGCCATTGGCTTATATAACTTATAATTAACAGTATACTCCCAGCGAATAGATAAATGGACGGCTTTCTTAGTGCTTTTATGGAAGAGAATGATACTCTTCGTCAGCGCATGGTTGACATGAATGATATTGGGCAACCATTAGATAATGAAGCCAATGATGTTCCTATGTACGACCAATACAACACTGGTTTAGCAGTAACGCAGCAAGATATGTCAGATCGTGTTAACTTGGCTATAGATCCAAGAGCACAACCAAGATGCGGAGTAACGGGAACAATTCCATCAGCGGAAGAGGGTATGATGCAGGGCGCAACCCCACAACCACGACAACTCTTGGTGGACATGGGTCAGCTCTCCCCAGAAGAGCAAGCAGTGGCAACGACCAACCAAAGGAAGCTACGGGCTGGTTTAAACCGATCGGGGTCAGTCCTGCAGAATCTGGCGATTTGAGTCAAGAAGAGATTTCAGATTGCCCTGATGGTATCTGCCCTGTTCCATGGGCAAAGAAAGAGCCTGAAGAAAAGACCTATCAAGAAACGGTTTGGGATACTTATACAGAAAAACATCAACAAGCTTTCACAGATAATGTGAATCACCCAGAACATTACACTGCAGGTGGGGGGATTGAATGTATTGAAGCAATTGAAGCTCAACTAACACCAGAAGAATACCGTGGTTACATTAAAGGTAATGTAGCAAAATACGTATGGAGAGAAAAACATAAAGGTGGTAATGAGTCGCTTCGCAAGGCGCAGTGGTACTTATCTCGGTTGGTTTGTTTACTTGAATAAAAATTAATCAAGGTAGACTAAAGCCACCTTTTTGATTATCATGACAGTTACAACAAATGAGCACGGACAAACAAACGTCTTTGCCAAAGAACCAACAATGGAGGTGATTGCAGTGACCGAAAACCACAATGCAAAAGCAGAACGTCTTAACGGCAGGCTTGCGATGTTAGGAATCATTGCTGCTCTTGGAGCATATGCATTAACTGGAGATTTAATCCCAGGCTTGTGGTGATTCCTCTTCTAGTAATTCCTTATCAACCACCTCCTCCGCTACCTGTAAAGCTTTGCTCTGAAGTGGCGTGGGAGATTATTCATACACCTGTACTTAGTGAGGAAGACAAAAGAAAGGTATTGAATAATTTAGCCAAACGTTGTGTTTTTAATTTAGGTCCAGGAGTAGCTCCACCAATTGGTTGGTAGCCGTAATATTAAAAGGTAATTGCTTACAGACAATGGCACCAATTAAAAAACCTGCCCCAGGTAACAAGCGTCCTATTGCCAAGGCCGCAGCAGGTAAAAAAACTGGCGAATCTAAATTACGAGAAGAAAACAAAAAACTTCGTGCAGAAGTCCGTGGTCTAAAAAAAGGAGGAAACGGAGAAGATAAAAAAACCAGTGGGCCAAAAGAATCCATGAAGGATAAGATGGCTAGGCTCCGTGGGATGGTTGGAAAGAAAAAGAAGTAAACCTAGAAAGGCTGATAGTTACTTTCGTCATCATCATCATCATCACGCATCATAGTTAAGGCTAGTTGCGTGAGTTCAAAATCAGTGGGAATATCGAATTCAATATCAATATTCTCACCAGCCAGCATGTCTTTGATTGCTTGCGTTTCAATTAAACGTTTATGAAAAAGGCATAACAAGGCAATTTGCAACTGATCCCAGGTCATTTCTTGGGAGTCAAGCTCAGCTTTTCTCATGGCTAGCTGCAAATGCAAAGGCATATCATATTCTTCGTTTGTACCAATGTTATTCATGCTCATTTTCTCTGTTTCTAATATTGTAGGCTACAGGTTAAAGATTGTGTCGTACTCAGAATTACTATATTCTACGTATGGATCAGAATCTATTTCAAAATCATTTGCGAAACTAGAGAGAGCATAAGGATCTATCGCTTCCTGTAGCTTGCGAATAGATCGAACCTGAGCAGGAGAAGCTACATAATTTCTAAAGGCTTTCAAAAGAATGTCAGAGCCTATCCAAGAATCATCCAGTAGCTCACTTAAGAAAAGCCTGACCTCTTTACGGCGGCGTTCCACGAGGCCGCCGATAACGTTATAGTCGACATCATAGATCCACTTGGTCATTTCCTTTGCTGCTTGGCTGTATTCTTCGCGCTCACAGCAATCAACTATGTTGCTATAGAGAAAGGATTCCCAGCCGACTGAATGAACAAAAGAAATTAAAGCATTTAACATTTGAAGGTCTAAGCCTAAATTTAAATCAATGATTTGAGTTGAGATGATTTTGATTTCATCATTCAAGTATTCAAGAGCTTTTTCTTTAGTGCAGAGATGACCCTGGCGGACCGGAGAGCCGTCAGGGTAATAGGTTGTACCAAAGCCAATGATAAAAGCTTCTCTATCTGTTGTGGAATCGCCACAGGCTTTCTCATGGAAACCCTCAAACGTTTTGATTAATTGAATCGCTTCGTTAAAGGGCACCATTTCATTACGATAAGTTATCTAATAATAGCTTACTTTCCTTGGCCTCTAGGTTGTTTCCGTCCGTGATTGGGCTTGGAATGCTTACCAGTACCTTGCCTTGTTTTTTTTGGCCTGGATTGGATGTAGCTGCCGTCTTTGTTCATAGCTCGTAATTAACTTCACAAATTATACTGAATAAAAGTAGCTTTAGTTGTCGATATTGTTCTTGTTGCTCTGCTGGTCTAGCTGGTGATCCTGGCCAAGCTTCTAACGCATCACAGACTGCTTGATATAGAGTCCTGCAGACAGTAGTATTTAGAGTGATTTGAAATTGATCATCCATCCTAGAGTCACCATTTTTCACGATGCGACCAGTAACGTGCGCTCATTTTACTTGGCTTACTATCTTGAGCGTTATGTCTTGCATAGTATGATTTCTTACGTGCTTTATCCTTAGCTGTTTTGGGATTTTTTCCAGCTCCTGTTACACCCTGTTGGCCAAAGCGAATAATCTTTTCTTTACCTTTATCACAAGCTTTTACAACATGTGATTTAGTTTTATGATCAGGAGTTTTCTTTGGTTTATTGCATGCCATCTTATCTTTATGTAATTTAGCTGCACTAGCTGCTTTTTTTGCTTTAGACATTTATATTATTTAAAGAAATCAGTATATCCATCAATTATAGAACGTCCTGCTTCACTGGCGTAATCTTCGTCATCGTCATCATCAAACAAACTAAAATAATTGCTTTCTTCATCTTTGTCTTCCTTTGTTTTCTCTGTTTCTCCAAAAATATTTCCGCCCTCATCTCCTAAAAAACTACCTACATTAGCGAGAGTTTCAAACGGATCCTCCGAAGAAATATCTTTTAAATTAAAGTCACCACTTAATCCCCGTTGGATAAAGCTTATATCAGCTCGATCTGCATCAGGCATAAAGGTATCAAAAAACTCATCTTCAGATCCTGAGTAACCTGCATTTTGAAATGTCTTATAAAGTTCACTTGCATTTTCATCTTCTATTACTTTTTCGTCTTCTTCTCTTTCAATATAAGAGATACCTAATTTTTCTTGTGTAGGTTTTTTTCGTTTCTCATTTAAATATTTAATGCCTTCTCGTATATCTTTAGCAGCACCAGTCCGTACAGCTTCAATAACATAACCACGTACTTCATCAATTGCTGCATTTTCGTCTAGTCCGTACGTTTCCAGGATTTTTTTCCAATCTTCTTCATTTTCTAGTGGATCTACACCACGCAGTATTTCATCTGCAAACTGCTCAGGCGTAACAAAATCCATAAAAGTTGCACTGCCCAGGTCTAGTTTTGCTTCATCTAATGCAGGAAGAACTGTATCAAATATATAGCTATCAACATCTTCTTTAGTTAAGATATCGTCCGCTGGATCAAAACCTTCTGCTGCACCGATTACTTGATAATGTAATTTTGCAAAAGAATTTGGATCATTTAAATCAGCACCATAAAAATATGCCCATTGATTCCAAGTGTAATTAGTACCTTGTGTATCAGCTTTTTGTCCTCTGGGCCTTGAATTACCATTGGCTTTCGCTTTATCCCAGTCCTCTTGTACTAATCTTGCCTGCCTATCGTAAACTGCTTCTTTGGCTGAGTTTTTACCATATTCTTCTTTAATAGGCTTAAAATAAAACTCATAGTCAAAAGCACCTGATTCACTTTTAATTTGATCAAGTTTTAATTTTGCTTGATTGCTTGCAGAAGTCTTTAAGCTATCCAATGCACTTTGAGTTTGAAAAATATTTTGTTCATTTTCTTGTACATCCATATAACTAATAAATTCATCCATAGATCTGGACGTATCAAATCTAGGCTTTAAATATTTATCTATAAAATTAGTTCTAAAAGCTTCATCGATTTCATATGTGCGTTGAAAATTATTTTCTTCAAGTTGTTTTAACGCATTTTTCTTTGAGATTAAGTTTCCTTGATTGTTAAAAGGGTTAATCCCCATTCGCTCAAGTTGAATTTGAAAAGCCTTTTTCCCACTTTCTGTACTTCTATCAATGTCTAAAAGGGTAGCTTCAAATTCAACTGTGACGTTCTCCATGTCTTCATATCGTTTGACTAATTTATCTTCGTACCATTTTTCCCAATTAAAGATTGTACTGTTACTAGATGAGATTCCTGTAACGCCGCTAAATTGGTCTTCTAAATTTTCTTGTATTGCTTCTGTATCCTTTCCAAGCATTGCTAAGTAACCCCCAATGCCACTATCACCTAAGATCGAATTAGCGAGCGTCTCGTTAGCAGAATAAATTTCATTAAAACCAGGGATGTTTTTATATAGGTCTAAATTTTGATTAGCTTGTTGTTGTTTTTTTAATTCATCTGCAGCAAATTTTAAAGAGTCTTGCGTTAACGTACCAAATTTATCTTGTTCTAAAAGTTCTCTTCCTGAAAAATTTAAATTAACTTGATCTTCAAGAACAGAGCCTCCATCTGTCCAATCAATTGACAGATTTCCGCTGGCTCCTTTAGACGTCAAGCCAAGTAAATCATCACGATAAGTGGCTTTTATTGCATCAGGTAGATCTTCGTATGCTTCACTGTATGTGTCAATATTAATTACAGCATTAGCTCTTAAGGTAGGTTCGCTTTTTACTCTTTGGCTGTAATCTGCATTTGCATAAAGATCAAGGTTAGTGTAACGACCTGTAATATCTAAGTCAGGAATACTATAACCGGCTATTGTATTATTTTTTGCTGTGTTCCATTGCTCTGTTATAGTTGCATTGTTACTTAAATAATAAGTCGCATCAAAGCCCCCCGTGGGGGGAGCTATTGCTTGAGTACTTGGATCCCAAGGTTTCTTAATTACTTGTGTTTTATAGTATGAATCGACACTTCCCCTATCTTTAGTTATAAAGTGGTTTTTACCAACATCATCTAAAGAGTTGATTTTGCTCATTACTGCTGTGTAATTACCCCCTGAAGATCGATTGAAATCATTAATAATTCCATCGTATGTTACTCTAGCTTGGTTGCTTAATAGTTTTGTAGCTGATTTTGTATACTGTAATTTTTTTGTTTTTGGATCAAGAATTACAATTTGTTGCGAAGGAATAATTTGATTACTATTCCTACCTACTTCTTTCCACTTTTTTACAAGACCTAACTCATAACCATTTCCCACATAGCCCTCTGCTTGAGAAGCATCGTAATTAACCGTAGTACCACCTCCATATTTTTGCCCATAAGAATTTAAAGAGTTCCTAAATTGTACTGCTTCTGTACTATTCATAATGGTATTAGCGGTTTGCTTTAACGCGCTTTGTCCATCCGCTGGTGTCCATGCTCTACCTAGAAACGTTTGATAAGCATTTTTAGCAACTTGTTGTTTGTTGCGCCCTTCGCCACTATTACTTAAATCCGAGCGCATTTGATCGTAGACATTATTTTTTTTCTTTGCTGAGGACCAAGTATTATTCATCCTTCCTTCTTCTATAAATTGCTTTTCAAAATTTCTTATGTAATTGCTTTGGCCTCCAGAGTCTGACGGTCTACCAAGTATTTGAAGATAAAGTAGATCAACTGTACCTGGTACTGATCCAGCTATTCTTTGTAATTGTTTTGCTTGGGTATACAAATCAGTTGATTTACGATTACCGCTATCACCATCAATCCATCTGATTATATCGTCGTTAGAGTAGCCGTCATTGTAGGCTGATACCCAAGATTTATGACCCATCTTTGGGCCAGCCCCCTTATTTTGTGCATGCCAGGCTAAGCTATGTCTTGCCATTATCTATGCTGGTTTAAACATCATGTCTAACGATTCTAATTCATTATCTAATATGTAAACAATCTTATCGTCCATCCAATTTTTAATTGCTGCTAACCTAGCTTCTTCAAAGAACGGTTGGCTTTGATACCATTCTTCCATAGGGCTTGATGCTTTATTAGAATTGCATGTTCTACACGCCGGGACTAAGTTGTAACAGTTACTAGAGCCTGATTTAAACCGTGGAACAATATGATCAAGACTTGTTGCAGGCTTACCACAATAAGCACAGTTATGATTCCAGGCTTTATATATCTCGTCTCGGAAGCGTTTCTTTGCGTGTTTAGGCCGTAATTCAAGTAGGAGTGCGAGAGGTTCGTTCTCCGTTTTGAACATAGCAATCTAGCCGTTATCTCAGTTTAAAACTGCCTATCCTTAAGAAACCTAACAATAAGAGAAAATTCTGTAAAGAATTTGACATTAGGGAAAAACCCTTTATTTTTAATGGGTAAGCAACTTAAGCTACATGGCTATTACCAACTGGGTTCCAGCATACAAGGCCGCTAAGGACTTGGACATTCCCCGTAAAGAGCTTAATGCAATGTGCAACAAAAGCATATTCAAGCTAGGCAAGCACTATGGAGCAGGCCCTTCTACGCGCTGTAGAGACACCTACTATTGGAACCTTCCTGCTGTACGAGCAGTTCTTAATAAGATGGCGTCAGATGCAACAGCTGTTGCTTGAGTGGTGCATAGCAAATCTTCCTGACCTTATAAGAAAGAAGTAGATGCTCAATAGACAAAGATAAAGTATCTTTATCTATTGTGTCTTTTAAATCTTTCGTCATAGCTGCCCAGCAACCTTCTAAATTAGAGGGTTGCTTTTCTTTGAGCTGAAATAAAAATACCCACTGAGGATGCAGTGGGCGAACAGGTCTTTTCTTTGAAAGTATATTAATTGTATTGTCTTTATTCCAGGTAAAACCTTTTAATTGTTTAGGTGTTTTACCATAGGTCGCAATCATTGAAAGTAACCAGGCCGACTTCTTTGCCCTTGGCATTGCAGAAATTGAGAAGACTAAATCTACAATGCGTTGATCAGAAGGTAGCTGACGATGGATCATGATGTTACCTAGTAATTAGTACCTGACGGGAAATCCCAATTACTGATTTGGAATCCACTGGGTTGCCCTGCACTGGTAGGAACTTGTCCAGAGGCAATATTATAAGTACTACCATCTTTATCCACCATGGAAAAGTTTTGCAAATCAATAAAATCCTGTGGGATATTGATTAGTCTTTGAATCATTGGGGTCATTCTTGGTGATTGGAGATTGAAAGGCGGTGTATCCATATAACCTAACCCATAATAAGCTAATTTTTCAAATGCTTTGGTTTGTGAATTCCTTGTTTTTTCTACAAGCCTTCCCTCCCACTCTGACATTAAACCTACTTCAACTGGAAAATCTGATGGCTCATTCGGGAATACACCGTCCGCATAACGCATTGCATAGATGTGTTTACAGTAACGATATTGATCTAAGGTATAAGTCCAAAAATCAGATATTTCTGTAATAGCAAGACCGCTTTGTTTGTAGTCTCCATATTTTGGCATTCCTTCCGCTACACCACTAGGGTTTGGTTTATCACCAAAACCCCGTTGGTAAATACTACCAAACTCTTGAAATACAGCAGGAAAATCTCTATATAAAGTATTTGGATTACGTATGTCTTTTCCTGTTTCTGTGAACGTTACACCAGGTAAAGGGTAATCAAATGTTTCACCACTTGGGTAAACAATTGTCATTAATCTATTTTTAACTACGCCATCCAAAATTTCAGTTTGGGCTGCGTTTAATATCTGTCCTTGAAGTTTCATTTCTTCTTCACGTCCAGGTTTTATAGTTGCACATTTGCTATGGGCAAATTTTTGACCTGTACGTAAACCTAATGAAGAAAGATATGCATAGTTGCGACGTGTAAAATCTTGACAACTACAAGCATATCTTGCACCTGTCTGAAGAAATCTACCTGATTCAAAAGGTATTCTTGAAGGTGTTTGAAGCACACCATCGATAGTAGATTGCACTGAGCCTAATTTTCTTACTTTTAAAATACCTTGGTTTTGATCTAAATCAGTTAAAACAGCTTGAACAAAACCATAACGTTTAGCTGTTGCTGGATCTCTTGTGTCCGAATCTACTGGCTCACCAGAGACAGTAATAATTGTATCTTCTAAAATATCGCCTTTAATTGGTTTAATTTGATCACCAAGCGGTAGCGTAACAAATAGTGGTGGTGGTAATGGATTTGTTGCATCAAAAGTACCACTTAGTTGAACATACCAAAAGTTTGTGTTGTCTTGGCCACTACTAAGAAAAGGTGTTTCATAGGGTACTTCTCCTGATATTGCAAGCCTTACGTTAAATTGATCTTTTAAATTATCAAAACGTAAGTTACCTGCATTAACTCTTCCTGCCCAGTGCATTCCATATTCGCTATTTTCTGTAAGAAAACCTTGCAATGCGCCACTTAAAAAAGGTGACCGATTACCAATGATCGTATCTTGGTCTCCAGGGATTTTATATTTAAAGTCATAAAAGAAAGGACGAAGGACTCCATTGGCTGCAGCCAGTTCCCATCCTCTTCTCCATCTTGCCCAGGCTGATTCTTTATTACTCGTATAAAGAGAGTCTGGAACACTGCCACCAAAAGCTCCCTGTACAGGCTTTACTTTGTACTTCTTTAGCTTTGGGGTTTCATCTTTACTAAACGAGGAAGACCCAAAGTTTCCAAAGTTTCCTCCAGGTCTTTTCCGTGTCATCTCAATAGTAACCGCCTTGAGCAATCACATGAGCACCTGGAATATAACCTGAGGTGTTGTTGTAGACACCCTGCTGGAGAACACCTACGTAAAGACGATCACCACGTTGAAGATTTATTCCACGTTCTTTCAATGGAGTGGCGGGGCCTAACCCAGCTGTATTACCAGCAGCTGGAATAGGAGCTAACAGTTCAGGCATCACATCACTGCAATCAACACTACCGGAATTCAAGGGCACAGTTTTACTGAAGAGAACAGTATAATCTCCATCTGCTGGGATAGGTACTGACGTGCCACGTGTATGGTAACAAACGAACGTTACCATTGGAAGAGTTGTCTGCGCTAAGGAGTTGTAACTAAAACCTGATGTAGTAGCAGTAGATAAGCCACTAAAAGTAATACCTGTATTAGGTCCTTCATAAATAACAGAACCAGTAAAGGTATAGTAACCAACACCACTTTCCGGTACTCGTGTTAATACTGTCGAATCTTCTACATAAACCACCTGTCCACTAACAAGACTAATATTGTCTCCTGAAGTAGACGCATTGATCACATAGTCTTGCTGAGAAACATTTGAGTAATTGTCTCTTACAATCCGAATAGCATCAATAATACCTCCACTGTTATTATCAGAGCTGAGGTTTGCATCCATATCAACGACTAAAGCAGGGTTCTGTCCACCCTGTACATTTAAATCATTAGGTGTGCCAACGATTTGATTAGTGATTTTAGCTCTTGCAATGAGCGGACGATCAACAAATACTGGTTGCTTGTTGGTATTAGTAGCAGTCATCAGAGAAAATTATAAAGAGCAGAGGGATCTAACTTACCTGATCCAGATGCAAACATACTATCCATCATAGCAGTAAGCGGATCTTTCGTTTGCTTTCGTTGCATTAAAGACGCAAACAATTGGTTAGTTAAATTAGGTTGTTGTTTTTTCTTTTTACCTTCACCTGAATAGTAATTATTAATCGTTAATGGTCCAGTGGTTTGACTAGTTGTTGCGTCTGGCATTTCATATGTCTGTCCTGCATATTTTGTATCTCCATGCCCTGATTTACCTAGCACGTTTCCTTGTTGGTCAGCGACAGAACCATAGACACCATAGTCAGGTGCTTGAGAAATAGTCGGTACACGACCATCTTCTACTGCTAAATAAATAGGTGCACCTTCTGCACTCTTATCCCAAACGTCTGTACCCTTTGGCGCAAAGTAATCAAAGGAACGGAAGCCTTCTCTAGGTGCATGTGCTCCGGCTGCTTTCTGTAGTAAGGCTACTTTTGCTGCCATCTCAGCCTTAGGGTTGTACGCGGCATAGTCCATCCCTTGGTTAGAGAAAACAATATTGCGCCCCTGTTGACTGTACAGATTAGCCTTTGAATCAAACCTACCAACAATATCTTCCCATGGAAGAGAAGAAGAATACTTACTATCAATGTGGTATCCCGTACCTGCGCCCATTCTTCCCTTAGGACCAGTTACACCAATTTGTACAGGACGATAGAAAGTCATTGTTTTATTCTAAGGGTTAAATAACATAAGAGGATCGAGCTTTCCACTGCCTTTTTTAAGCATCTGCTCCATTATTAGCTTTAGTGGGCTAGCCATCTGACTCTGCTTTTGTTGCGTAATTAAAGAAGTCAGTAAAGATGATGTAAGATCCTTAGTCTTTTTCTGTTTTGTTTCAGTGCCATCTCCATAATAATTATTAACGGTCACAGCACCTGAGTAACCATCAGGAATTTGTGTTGTCACATTACCCTTATAGCCTTCAAGAAAACCATCTGGATTAATAATTGATGGTCCGATTTCTTCTGCTGTTGGTGTAAATTTGTCTGCTGCACCCGAACGATGTACTGACCAAGCACCTAAACCTTGCTGATCATAAATAGCTTTAGCAGCTCTAGCGTTAGTTAAAGGATCAAATAAAGCTTCATTACTTTCTAAACCCAAGTTTTTTCTACGTTCATTTCCCATTCCACCGAGCATATTAATTTGAAACAACCCATAGCTGTTATCTCCAGTTGCTGCATTGGGATTATGTGCCCTTGGGTTCAAACTAGATTCTGCATTAGCAATACTAACCATCCTTGGGATAGTTGCTTCATCAAAACCTGCTTGCCTAAGTAGGTTTGCTACTGTTTTGTTATTTAGAGTATTAGGCATAACACAGGTAACAATTGATAAAAGACCACAAAGAAAATTCAAAACAATCAGGGGTTAATAAGTTTATAGGCAGCTGCTAACTTAGCTGCTTCAAACTGACTTACAGGGTCACGTGACACTGCTTCAAAAAGATTATACCTGGGGTCAACATCTAATCCTTCAATAGCTTGTACCTTATTACCAAAAGCAGTGGCTTCTGCTGCATCTTTTTCTGTCATACCTCTTGGTGATTGAATACCTCCTTGAACAATAAAATCTTCAGGTGTTTTGGTATAACGCTCAGGGAAGGTAGCTGCCATCAGAGGGTTATAAGACTCTTCATACATCTGTGGATTAGCAGCTTGATAGATTGCCATTCCCATGTCTCTAACAGCATTCATCTCTTCTTGCGTCGTTGCCTTAGCTCTGCCCTGTTCATATTCAGCCATCTTTTGCTGCAGTGGATTAGCTAAGAGTGCTTCAGGAGAAGACGGTAGGTTGTTAGGGGTAGGAACGAAAGGACTATTATCATCTAAAACAATTTCTTCAACAGTATTTCTGCGTCCACCAGGGAGTGTAACACCTGGATCATATGCTCCTAAATTAGTGTTTACTGATGAAGGAATTGTTCCATACATCGGTGATGGTTGTTTTGTTTTATTTGACTCTTTGTTTGTATTGCCTTCTTTAGCTAAACGTCTTTCTCTTATTGCAATAATATCAGCTGGAACCTCAGGGTACATTTCACCTTTCAGGAAATCATAAAGACCTGCTCCTGCTTCGTATCCTGCTACACTACCCGCCAGACCAGTCGCAAATAGCCCAGGGCCTGACGTTATACCTGCTGCAGTACCAATTCCTCCACCTATTATTCCACCTGCGGTGCCCAAAACCACACGTCCAAGTGCATCAACAGGAGTTCTTCCTGCATCTAACTCTTCTTTAAGGTCATAAAGACCAGAACCAACAGCACCTACTGTACCTAATTTAGGAATGCGTTTTAAAAGTGAAAGGTTACCAGCAAGCTTAGTACCTGTTGGCTTGGGTCGCAAAGATGATCTTAGTTGTGGTCCACCAATATCTCTAAAATCCTGTGCGTTAAAACTAGGTCTAGGCGGTGTGGCTGAACCTGGAGATAAACCTGTACGCCGTAATGTTTGCGGTCCCACACTAGGTGCTTGTAACGCTCCAGTAGAAGATAACCCTCCTCTAGGCACAGGAGCACCTTGTGAAAGACGGTCAGCCATTCTGAAATTTCTTTGCAGCTGGTTTCTAGCAGCTTCTTTTGCACTACCAGGAGCCATATCAAAGATATCATTTACTTTCCCAAGTAAACTCATTGGTGCATTCTGTATATTTACACCTGCTTGTGGTATCTTGCGCTGCAAAACATCATCAACATTTTTAGCAAGACCTTGATATGTCTTAGGGTTCGTTACAACATCCAGTCCTTGTTTAACAGTTGGACCGCCATATCTGACGAAGAGTTTACCGAGTCTTTTAAGGGACATGACTATCTATAATTAACGTGGAGGTAGAGGTTGGCACCTACAGCTGTATCTGCAGGTCCAGGTAGAGCCATGATAAACTCTGCTCCGGAACGCTCGTATCGATAACGTGCCTGGAAAGGATCTTTATAGTTAGGTACGTAAAGAATCTGTGCAAGACGATTAGTCTCATACAGATACACTTCGTCCCATACTTTTAAAGCTTCCTTGACATTGCTAGAACGGATCGTACGATCAACGTCTCCAACAATGCCTTCAACTCTTGTACTCGGTGGTTGGAAATCTGTTTCAAAAGAAGCTAATTGCGTCTTACGTTCAGCTGCATCACAACGTCCAATTTGATAAACAAGTTTATCTGCAAACACTGAATCCGGTACGGAATTCATTGCTTCCTCTAAGCTCGCATAGTCACCTGCTGGAATACTAACAATGTAGTAACCCAGATGGTATCTAATACGACTCTTATTGAAATCGGATAACTGTGACACTTTCCACAACCGTATCCTTTCATTATAAATTAAAAAAGCCCCGAAGGGCTTTGATTAAACACGAACAAGGTCTGCAGCAAACACAGAGTCCCAATCAACTCGTGAAATCTGTCGCAACTGTTCAAGATTGTTAAATCTTTCACCCGACAAAGAAGATTGCAAATCTTTAATATCTCTGGCTGTTTTTATACCAACTCCTTTAATATGATCAGCGATCATTTGAGCAGTTGCGCCATTGATGTTTAAACGAGTTTCAGTTGGGAACTTGCGTGGTTCGTCACCTTTTGCTGCATCTTTAACTTGAAGAGTTTTGACTTGTTTCGTCGCTTGCTCATCTGGGACAAGTTCTGTTTTATATACAGTGAAGACCTTACCGTCCTGATCTTCGACCATGAACCAATCTCCTTCATCCCATTCAGTTACAACTTTAAGTCGTGCCCCTGTTCTGTTATGTTTATAAAGCATAGGACCAGCATTTATTTACTGGTCCTATCTTAGCTTTATTTATTGCACTTTTACAAAATTACTAGGAAGCAATTTTGTAAGGGAGGTACTGCTCAAGATCGTCGTACTCAACAGATACATCAGGCTGGACAAAGCAAACTTCAACCAGGATGTAGCCATAACGACCAGCTGCTTTGTCAGCATCAGAGATAGCCCAACCACCGTTAGTAGCGGTGGAGTTAGTAGCTGCCTTTGAATAGACGCGGAACGTTTGATCAGCTGTGTACTCTTTATAGAGCATTGGGGCTGTCAAGGTCGTAGCAGTCTGGAAGGGGTTAGTACCCAGTCCGCCTGTGCCTGCAGCGATGTTGTTCGATACAGCAGTAACGTTAGCGCCTTGTACAACACCAGAGAAGGTGGTAGGAGCACTAGCGGTACCAGGACCAAAGCCGATCACCTGAGTAGCACCTGAAGTGGTGAGACCATCAAGTGCGACACGTCCGTCGCCCCAGCCTTGGGCAACTGAAACAGAAGAACGGTAAACATAAGCAGGACGGTCAGCAGTAGCGCCGACAACCATGCCAGTGATGTTTACACGAGTATCATCATTCTTATAAGGAGAAGGGATGATGACTTCAGCAGTAGTGACATAACCGTCACCAGAAGCATTGGTTACAGGAACGTAACCACGGAGCTGGAAAAAGCGCCAGCCGGGATTAGCCAATACAGAAGTAGGGCCGCCTTTAGAGCTATCGTTGGTTCCACTTTCGTTGGTATCAATATTTTGATACCAACCGTTAAGAGGCTCAGCCATATCGGCTGGATAAATTTTCTTAGCAGATAAGTATGCCATTTACATTCTCAATAGAGGTTTATAGATTTAACTTACACCACGCCATCGTCAGACAGGAAGCTGAATGCATTGGTAATGAAGTCCTTGTTCAGAACCTCGAAACCTGCGTAAAGCTGCCAAATCAGGATGATGAAGCGACTAAAGTCATCGTTGTTGTTGATGAGCACTTGTGCGTTTGGACCGCCGATACCAACACCAACTGCCTGAGGACCAAAGAAGTAGCCTTGTGCAACTTCCTCAGAAGCATAATTAGCACCTGCATCAAACGATGCACTAAGACTCTTATTGGGGAAGTTAGTTGACTCGAAGAACTTAACACCCTCGAACTGAACGCCAGTAGGCATGACGGGCTCACCAGCAAGGAAGTAACCTTGGCCAGCTTGTGGTCCCATGTAGAAGCTACTGTTGTTAGGCATCATGGGGTTGGACATATACATGCCCTGACCAGGATTACCTGCATAACGCGCAATCTCACGGAAGTCTTCGTCACGACGCAGATGCATCATGAACACGGGATCGCAAATACAACGATACAAACCATCTGCGAAGGTAGGTACGTTGCGCTTACGAAGATCTTTTACGACTTCAAGAAGGTCAGTACGGACAGAGAACTGTTGTACTTGTGCAGTATATTCTGCAGCTGTGTAAGAAACACGACCTTGTGTATCTTTGGCCTTATCACCAGCGAAGTAGTAACCACCTTGCGTAGAAGATGATTGACCTTGTGCTTCTGCTTTGGCAAGTTCGTCAATGAAGACGCGGTCACGCCAACGACGATAGTCATCAAGCAGCGTCAAGCTACCGATGGACTGGTGGAACATGTTCAGGTTGCCGGTATCAAGCAGCAAACGCTGAGCAGTGATCAGAGTTTCACGAGCAATCTTAAAGGTAGAAGGCTGTGTAGGATCACCTGGGTCCGCAGGGCCGGTGTACTCCTTAAGCACAACAAGCACTTTTTCTTTAGTGATGTTGCGGCTATTAGCAGTACCAATAGTCTGGTCTGAGATACGCTCGCGGCTATCTTTGGTGCCGGGCGTTCCCCAGAACTTGTAGCGATCCAACTGTACAGTTTGACCAGGCTGTGAGGTGAAGTCATGAACGACCACAGGCTCAACGGCCATCTCGCAAATGTAAGCAGGATGGGGGCGGTATAGTTCCGCACCTAAAATCTTAGGAAAATCGTTGTCTAAGAACACAGTCTTTTATCCTCCAGTTCGCAGGAATAGTTTTGTCGGATGAAAGATCGGACAAAAAGTCCTATCTACATTAAATTTTAGCAGTCTGTAATACATGTACTGATTAATACATAGGTAACTGCTGGGTTCGCATACTCATACGCGAGCCTTGTGTGTTGCTTGATCCAGGTGATTCAGGGTCAATAGCGAGACCAGCCATGTTTCCAAGGTTGGCTACACCACCACCAATCTGTCCACCTAAGCCACCTGCAGCTAATAAACCAAGTCCAGAAACGGCGCCACCCGCATAAGGACTAATTTGTTGCACTGCATTAATTAAGCGATCTTGTTGTACGACTTGTTGCTGAGTTTCAGGAATAACGACTTTATCTAGCCCTCTCCTTACCTTGGCACCGTCAACAGATGCATACTCTTTTTTTAACGATGGAATTTGTGAGCCAACACCAGCTCCTAATGCACCAGCACCTAAAGCTTCTAGAGCAATACGTGCAGCACCTTTTTCACGTCCTTCTTCAGAAGCGAGGTTTCCTCCAACAGATAAACCGGCGGTAGCAAGACCACCGGCTGCTGCTGACTGAAGAGGACTACTTGTAATACCGTTTAAAAAACGACCTGCAAGTTGTCTCATTAAATCACTCCATTACGAAAAGCTTATTAGCAATCGCTTGAGGAGAGGCTTGGTTGATGACACGCCAGGCTTGGCTAGGATCTTGATCCATCTGTTGCTTGAAAGAACCCCAGAAATCTTGGGGAGCTTGTGGTGCACTTGCTTGTGGGGGAGCAGGTAGACCAGCAACATTGTTTTGCTGCATAGGAACAGCAGCAGTTGGATAACCAGGAGTAGCTAACTCAGCTTCAGATTCATACACGGGGTATGGACCTTCAGGACCAAAGAACTTAAGTGTATAGTCACTCAAGATATCAGGATTAGTAAGCATCTCGTTATAAGCGAGATTCTCCTGATGCTCAGTGATCATGAAATCAGCTGCACGAGCAAACTGATGTTGGGCTTCAGATCCCCAAGCAAGAGCACTATCTACTACGCCTTCGAGATTTAGAGCGTACTGGTTTAGAATCGCTGGTGCTTCGGTCCCGTAGTTTTCCACCACCATCCGACTCTCTGGACTCCAATCCAGGACTTCCGCTACGTCCGCCAACGAGCTGACTGAGTAGGTTGGGGAAGAGTTGTTGTATGAGGTCTGGCTTGTTTGCGAGGTCTGAGGAGCCGATTGCCCCCAAGTTGGAGCCTGGGCTGGAGCTGCCTGAGTACCCCAGTTTGCCTGGGTATACTGAATCGGAGCCTGATCCTGGACCTGTGATGGTACTCCCTGGAACGGGGATTGCACCGGGCTGCCCAACAGGTTCACTACCTTGTTGAAGGCCGATTCCCATGGATTCCCCTGAGGTGCCGTCGAGCCCTGGGATTGGGGGACGGATTGAGACTGGACGGATTGGTAACTGGTAGTTCCCTGAGGTGCCGCCTGGGGAACCGCCTGGGGGTAGTACGTTCCCACCGGAGCCTGAGTCGCTGGTGCCACCGGCGCTTGCGGGGCTGCCGCCACGTAATTGCTTGGTGCCACGGACTGAGGGCTCATCTGTGGGATCGATTGGACGGTAGCGTCCTGCATAACTCATCTCCTTTTGTAACGCTTCTAGTGTTCGATACAGATAAGGTGTTAGGTCTAACCTTGGGTCTGCCGCCATGGGCAGATCTGGGGCCTGAGGGTGAGGGGTCTGCATCATGCCCCCTACCAAACGAGAAAAAGCTGAATAAGCTCCTTGTAATTCGTTTACCATCCTGAACGGGAAGCCCGAAAGCATCTCCGCTCTTTCCTCATCTGTTTTTGATGGGAAAAGATATTTCAGTGCTTCAATGCTATCAACACCTAACTCCTGTAGGTTACGTACAACAATTGAATTATTTAAAACATCTTGCGTTGATTCTTCATAAACAGGGCCTAACCAACGCCACTGCATTGTAATATCACCATCAGGAATCAGTCCTTTAACACCAGGAGGAATCATCTTTGCTTCCACGCAAGCCATCAATAGCTTCTTGAGCATTGCTTCGTATTGAACCATTGCTTGTTGATATTGCTGCTCTTCTTCTGGACCTGCATTCTCTGATGGTGGAATAGGCTTCTCAAACTTTGCAGCTGCAGCTAACGTATCTTTGAATAGCTGTTCTTCTTGATAAATAATAAGTTCTAAACAACGGCAGATACCATGTGTGTAAATAGAATTAGCTTTCTTTTTGCTAGTTGCTGCAACACGTCCGAATAGTGATTTGTACTCAGTTGCAGTCACACCAGCGGAAATAGAGAGTTCGTCTACACCACCTAAGGAAGTTAAGATCTCTTCTCTGAACTGACGTACGAAAGCATTTTGGTCGCCTGAGATAGCATCTGGAACAATGTAACCAACACGATCATTCGGTTCAAGGTTAGCGATGACCCGTGGCACACGCATCTGACCATCTAGTCCACGAGTAATAGGATCTTGTTTAAAAGTAGATCGGCTCATCGAAGCCATACTTGTGAAACCTGAGTTTGCTGCAATCGATGGTCGTTGCGGACCAGACTCAGAATTACCAGGCTCCATTAGATCTGTCTTAGGTCTGGACGATAGCAACGTAGGGTTACCAAAGAACTGTAAGTTCTTCTTCATGTTGCGAACAAGATCATCATGAGCAACAATATGATTTGCCATCTGATCAAATTCACCGCTACCATCCATCGTGAATCCCTTTGGATTGTTGAAGATCTCAACACAAGGAATAAAGCGTAATTGATTAGGAAATTTCTTTGTTTTCCCTGGCATCATTCCATTGACATTATCAAAAGACATCTCACCTTCTGAGTGTGTCTCTTCAATTGTGGTCGCTTTAATCGACAATCGGATATAACGTTTCTGACCTGGAGTATCACCTGGTTTTGTACCTTGAACTGAATCAAGACCACCAAGGCCCATGTCCTGGTACATATTTGCTTTACCAGTCTTTACCTTATAGCTATAGATAATTACAACTTCTTCTAGTTCGCCATCGACATTGTAATAACTGCGATACTCATGGCTACGGAAAAAATAGAGACGATAATTAGTTTCAGTAGGCCGGATGTAAAAAAGCCCTTTTCCATCACAAAGAAAGTAATCCCAAACCGAATCTAACCGTGTATCTAATTTGTTGTATTTAACTACTTTACTAATAAAATCCTTGCGCTGATTACCGAAGTTATCTTGTGCAGGAAAAAATTCAACACCTTGGCGAATGCCAAAGAGTTTCATCTGTGCAATATGACTGGCAACAATGCCCGTATCAACATACTGTCCACCATCGCGCTCGATGTAGGAATCAATAATCTCTTTAATACGACCAGTTACTTCAGACATTATTTCCCAGATTTTGATTTATACATTCTAGCAGCTTTACCAGCCTTTTTTGCTTTCTCAGTATTCTTGACAAATTGTTTGCCTTTACGAGATCCCTCTCGTTTCTTACGATCAGTATCTTCCCTTTCTTCTTTGGAAAGAGAAGCCCATGCTTTCTTGGGTAGGTAACGTTTGGTCGTACCGTCAGATTGGATTGCTTTGTCTGCCATTATCTAAGCCTGCTCCGACCATAACCAAATTGTCTTTCGATTGCTGGAACAAAAGAACTTTGTATTCTATCCAATTCAGCTGCTTCTTTTGGCATTAAAGTAGCTAAACCAGGTTTATTAAATACTTCTTTATATATGGGTTTAGCCTTATCGTAACGCCCACCAAAACTATATTCTGCAGGGTAACTAAGCATTGTTGACCACCCAAGTTTATTAGGTTCATAGCCAGCTTGCTTCATTGCTTCATATGCAACACCTTGTGCATTAGCTTCTTCTATGAGACTGTGTTTACCAAAATTTTCATATCCGGCTCGCATTGCTGCTCCTGAATTAACCATCTCTGGAGTCATCCTGGTCGCAAGTAGTTCTTGAAATTTTTTAGGCGTATTTGGATCAGTTGCAAGACTACTTGGAAAAGCTTGATGAGCAGCTTCATGTGCTGCAACCGTTACATCGCCAAAAACAGGATCAACATAAGTTTCACCTCCGACGCCAAAGTTCACTCCTCCTCCTGATCCCCACATTCCCATTCCATCTATATCAGCTATAACAGATGGTGCAGGTTGAATATTAATAGGAATATTTGTTTTGCTTTGCATTAAATTTATTACATTATTCATTTCTTGTGTAGGCACAAAGGCAGTACCTTCACGTTTAAAAGCTGGTAAAAACTTTCCTGCTAAACCCATTACTTTTTCTCCATATACTTACCAGCAAGCTTGTCAAGCTTCTTGGCTTGGCTGGCGTGCATCTTGGCACTACCTTTCAATTGCTTAGAGATTTTCTGTAAATCTTTTTTAGCTTGTTTCATGATCTTTTGTCCTTAGCTTTTTTGGCTGCAGTAGCAGCTTTCTTACCTTTTTCATATTGATCTTTAGTTTGCCAATCTTCCTTACCCCATTTCTTTAAAGATTTTTGCTTCTTACCTTCTCCACCTTTGTACCCGCCACCAGCTTTCTTATACTCGGAAGCTACGAGTTGTGCTTTACGTGCTGACCACTGACCAGCTTTACCTCCTTTAGTTCCTTTCATGACACGGTTTTTAATCCGTTCACGAAGATCTGGTTTCGTGTATTTTGAATCGTTTTCTGCCATGTCAACTCACATATTTTGCTTGGAAGCCAGCACCTGTAGCTGGATACTGATCAGCTTGACCATATTGACTACCACCAAACATCGAAGCATTCAATTCAGATTGTGCTTGTTGTTCTTGGATTAAACGTTGCTTCTCTTGCTCTTGCTCTTGCAGGTAAGCATCATTGAGTTGCCCCATGTTCATATCCAATGGCATTTGTCTTGCCATTGGTGGAAGCTGT